TTAGGAATTACTACCGCAGCATATAACAGTGTTACTGGTATAATGACCATTACCACTCCTAGTGCTCATGGATATAAAACAAGTGGTAAGACTAGTGTTGTTATTTTAACTGGATTAGCATTTACATGTGACATAGATGGAGGCACTTCTACTCACTATTATCCTCGTGGACAGGACTTAGCATATAACACTTCTGTTGCAATTGCAGGAACTGCATCAACGACTATTACAGTTGATGTTGGATATGGTGGTCCTTCTGATCAATATACACATAGTTTTGTGGGTGTTGGAACAAGTGCTGTAATTGTTGGTGGTGATTATAATCATCAATTTGTAAGTGCTGCAAGTAGTGCAGTTATTAGTGGTGGTGATTATGAACACACCTTTGTAAGTGTTGGTGTTGGTACGATTACTATTGCAGGTATTGGATCTACGGTTGTTACAGACGCATCATATACTGCTTCGACTGGTGAATTAGTATTGACTATTGCTTCTGGTCATGATTATACCACTGATGATATGGTAGGCATTGGAACAAGTGCTTTGATATTTACTTGTTCTATGGATAATAATTCAAGTCAAAAAACTTATCCAAGATCTACTGATCCTATTATTAGTATTGGTAATACTGCAATTACTGCAACTACTGATACTACATTTACTGTCAATGTTGGTGCATCTCCATTAGTGTACTTTGATGTATCTAATGCAACTTATGATGCTAATAGTGGAATTTCTACTCTTACTATTGGTTCTCATTCCTTAACTACATCAACAAGTATTAGATTGGCTACTGATAGTTTGACCTTTAGATGTGCAATGGATGATTATTGTTCCTTACATACGTATCCAAGATCTACCGATCCTGGATTTAGTACTGCTTTAGGAATTACAACAACTACTGCAGATACAATCAGTATTAATGTAGGTGTTTCTACTATTGTTAAGTATAGTGTAACTGATGCTGATTATAATGCCACAACAGGTATTATGACCATGACAATTGGATCTCATACCTTAAAGACTGGTACTAATATTAAGATAGCAACTGAATCTTTAACCTTTACATGTGCTAAGGATGGTAATTCTACTACCCATCGTTATCCTAGAAAACCAGATCCTACTTATGGTGGAACTCCAGTAACTAAGGTTAATAGCACTACTCAGTTTGAGGTTAATATTGGTATATCTACTGTAGAATCTTTCTATGTTGGATTAGGATCTGTCCAAGCAGCAATAATTGCTCCTAGAGCAAATAACAATTCTGCAAGTAAGACTGATCCTGCAGCAAACAGTGCTACTGTATTGGATGTTATTGATAGTAAGACATTTATCACAAATACTGGTATATCCACTCTAGCTCACTATTACAATAGAGGTGGAACTTTAGAAAAACCACTAGATGTTATATTTGATGATCCAGAGTCTTATTCAGATCTTGCTTTAGAATATGCATCTAATTCTTCTGGAATTGGAACTGCTGCAACTATTGATGTGGTAGTAGGTCAAGGATCAAGTATTGTATCATTTACTGTTCAGGAGACTGGATATGGTTATGGGGATGGAGAAAGTTTAACTGTACCTATAGGAGGCACAACAGGAATTCCAACAACTTCTGGTTATAAAGAATTCTTACTTGATATTAACGAAACCTTTAGTGATGAATTTACTGGTTGGTCAATTGGTCTTCTTGATATGCTTGATAACTGGGATGATGATTTTGATGGTTCGACCAAGACATTCCAATTAAGTGATAATGGAGATTTAATTTCTATTAGAGCTGCTAAAGGATCCCAGATCAATGTTCAGGATATTATTCTTATTTGGATTAATGATATACTACAAGTTCCTGGAAAGTCATATACTTTTAATGGAGGTAGTGTAGTTACCTTTACAGAGGCTCCTAAGAAGGATGATAAGTCTAAAGTTATTTTCTATAAGGGAAGTGGTGATCAAGACGTTGTTGCTAGAGAAATTATTGAAACAGTTAAGACTGGTGATAATTTAACTATTGAAAGTAATTACCCACAAGATTGGTATTTACAAGAAGATAAGAGAATTACTCTTAGTGTTGATTCTACTGATATTGTTAGTACTAATGCATATTATGGTCCAGGTAACAGTGCTGACGAAACTTTTGAAAGACCTGTTGTATGGTGTCGTCAAACAGAAGATAAGATTATTAATGAAAAACCTATAGGAAAGGATAGAGAGTTATATGAACCTCAAATTGCTCCATTTGGATATATCACAAAGACTGTTGGTATTGGATCAACCACAATTTACGTAGATCAATTAAGACCTTTATTTAATACACAAAATGAAAGACAAGATACTACTGATCTTGGTTTCCAAAATAAAGTTAAATTCTTTAACCAAGGAGTGAAGGTTGGTGCTGCAGGAACTGCTATTGTATCTGCTGCAGGTACTATTTCTTCTGTTGACATTACAGACGGGGGTGTGGGTTACACTACTGCTACAGTAAGTTTTGCTTCTACTGTCGGTGTTGGTACTACTACGCAAGCATTTGGTAATGTAACTATTAGTGCTGCAGGAACTGTAACTGGTATTGCCATTACAAGTCCTGGTGTTGGATATACTCATACTAATGTACCTTCTGTTCTTATAAGTCCTCCAACTTATGTTGAGGAAATTAATCAAGTAGGTGCTTATAGTGGAGATCAGGGTGTTATCGTTGGATTTGGAACTACTACTATCAGTTCTAAAGATCAAATGATCTTTGATTTCTATATTCCCGAAGATTCATTCTTAAGAGAAGGTGCTATTACAGGAACTGCTGTTACAATTAGTGGAATTGGAACTAATGATATATTTGTTGTTAGGGGATCTAATGTAGGTAATGCAAGCACTTCAATTACATCTGTAGATTCTGGTTCTAATACAGTAGGAATAGGAACATCCTTTATAGATAATGTATATTCTGTAAATACATATGAAATTGTTAATAGACCTTCTTCTGTTAATAGTTCAGGTGTAGGTATAGGAACTACTTATTGTGCTAGAGTATTTGCCACAATTACCAGTGACTTCTCATGGGGAGGTACAGGAATTGAAACTTCTAACTACTATGGTACATATAGTTGGGGAAGAATTGATTTAACTTCAAGAGCAGGATTAAATTCTTATACTGCATATACTGAAGGTGGAATTGGTGGAATTACTACATCTACAATCGTAGAAAGAAATGCTCCTCTTAAATTTAAAGAATATAAGGATATATAGTCTATCAATCCTTAATAAATAACTAAAAAAATTCTATCAAAATGGCCGCTATTATAACTGATCAGATTAGAATATTAAATGCAAAGAATTTTGTTGCTGGCGTAACTTCTACTGCTAACGCATATTATTCTTTTATTGGATTGCCTAATCCTACTGATGTACAATCTGATTGGGATAGTGATCCCCCTTCTCCAAAAGACAATTTTGAAGAGGAAGATAGTTATTGGGATACTATGGTTGCACTTAAGAAGATTAATTCTTCTGATGCAAGAAGAGTAGTTCCTCGTAGAAAGTGGACTTCAGGAACCACCTACGATATGTATCGTAATGATTATAGTAGAACAAATACTGCTGCTGTTTCTGGTGCTACTAATTTATATGCAGCAACTTATTTTGTAGTTAATAGTGACTATAGAGTATATGAATGTCTTAGGAATGGTATGGATCCTGATAATCCTAATGGAAAACCTTCTTTAGACGAACCTACTTTTACAGATTTAGAACCTAGAAGTGCAGGTACTAGTGGAGATGGATATCTTTGGAAATATCTTTATACTATTAAACCTAGTGATATTGTAAAATTTGAATCAACCGATTATATTCCTGTTCCATCAGATTGGGAAACAAGCACTGACAATTCTGCAGTGAGAGCTAATGCTGTTGATGGATCTATTAAGGTTGTGACCATTAGTAATAGAGGTGTGGGTATAGGTACTGCAGATGCAGTGTATACAAAGGTTCCTATTAAAGGAAATGGATCTGGAGCAGAATGCACCATCACAATAGATTCTTCATCTCAAGTTTCTGATGTTACAGTATCCACTCAAGGTTCGGGTTATACTTATGGTAGTGTAGATTTAGTTGCAGGAGGTGTTCCTACAGGAACTACAAGACCAGTCTTGGATGTTATTATATCTCCTCCAGGTGGTCATGGATCAAACATCTATAGAGAACTTGGTGCATATAATGTTCTTTTATATTCTCGAATTGAGAATGATAATGAGAATCCTGATTTTGTAACAGGAAACCAAATTGCAAGAGTTGGTCTTGTATGTAACCCTCAAGCATTTGATAGTACATCTTTATTATCGGTAGATAAAGCAACTGCGTGTAGTGCTTTAAGATTATCGGGTGCTGGTTATAGTAGTGCAACCTTTACTGCTGATTCTTATGTTACTCAGACAATTGCAACAGGAACTACTGCTGCAGGAAGAGTTGTAAGTTATGATCAAACTACTGGTGTTCTTAAATATTGGCAGGACAAAGCACTTGCTGGATTTAATACTGTGGGTGCTGCTGTTACAGAACCTGCATATGGATTTAACTTAAATGCATTTACTTCTTCTCCAGATACGGGAGGTGCTTTAACTATTGTTCCTTCTAGTGGTTCTAGTTTGGCAATTGATACTTCTTTTACAGGTGTATCTACGGTAATAAATAATAGAACCTATTACTTAGGTCAAGAGTTTACAAATGGAATTGGAAATCCTGAAGTTAAAAAGTATTCAGGAAATATCATTTATGTTGATAATAGACCATCTATCACCAGATCCTCCACTCAGAAGGAAGACATTAAAATAATCTTGCAGTTCTAAGAAATCATGCCCCAGTTAACGAATTTAAACGTATCACCATATTTTGATGATTTTGATCCTGCTAATGATTATTATCGGGTATTATTTAAACCTGGATATCCTGTACAAGCACGGGAACTGACTGGACTGCAATCTATGTTGCAAAACCAAATTGAAAAATTTGGTCAACATTTTTTTAAAGAGGGTGCTAAAGTAATACCAGGTAATACTTCATTTACAACTAACTATACTTGTATTCAATTAAATAATGAATTTCAAGGAGTTCCTGTCGCTGCTTATGTGGATCAATTAGTTGGGTCTACAATTACAGGACAAACTTCTGGTGTAACTGCTACTGTTGATAAAGTATTATCTTCTGAAGATTCGGAAAATAATAATCTTACTTTATATGTTAACTATAGAGGGTCTAATACTTCAAATAATCAAACAGAAACATTTTCAGATGCTGAAAATTTAACATCTAGTGTTATTATTTCTTCAGGACTTTTAGGAAATACTACAATATCTATTGGTGCTCCTTTTGCATCTACTGTAGCACAAAATGCAGCAGGAAAAGGATCTGCTTTTCATGTAGAAGAGGGTGTATATTTTGTACGTGGACAATTTGTTAATGTTTCTCAGGAAACTCTTATTCTAGATCAATATACAAATACTCCTTCCTATAAAATAGGATTTAATATATTAGAAGAAGTAATTACTGCAGATCTTGATGAGACTTTAAATGATAATTCACAAGGATTTAATAATTATTCTGCTCCTGGTGCTGATAGATTAAAAATTACTTTAAATCTATTTAAAAAAGAGTTAACTGATATTGATGATTCTGCATTTGTAGAACTTGCTAAAGTTGAAGATGGTGTTTTAAGATCAAAAAAACAAAATACTGAATATAATACTTTTGCAGATGAACTTGCTCGTAGAACTTATGAAGAATCTGGAGATTATTATGTTAAACCATTTGATGTTTCGGTTGTTGATTCATTAAACGATAATACTGGTAATAGTGGTATATTTCAAGCAAATCAATTTACTTATACTGGTGGGACTCCTTCTAAAGATTTAGCATTATATAATATATCTGAAGGAAAAGCTTATGTTCGTGGATATGAAATTGAAACTCTTTCTTCGACTTATCTTGATGTACCAAAACCTAGAACTACATCAACTTTAACAGATCAAGCAATAGAATATAAAACTGGTCCTGCATTAAAACTCAATAGAGTTTATGGATCACCAACTATTGGTATTGGTAATACTTATACTGTAAGTTTAAGAGATCAAAGAACTAATACCACGCAACCTGGATCTGCTAATTTACCAGGAAAAGAAATTGGTCAAGCAAGAGTATATGATATAGCATTAGAGACGGGTTCTTATAGTGCAAATAATGCTAATTTAAATGAATGGGATGTATCACTTTATGATATCCAAACAATAACAGAACTTTCTATAAATGAAAGTCCTACAGAGGCATTGAGTGCGGGAACTTTTGTTAAAGGAAATAATAGTGGTGCTACTGGATTTTTAAGATACGCAGTTTCAGCAGGTGTTGCTTTAACAGTTACTGAAACTTCAGGTAATTTTATTAAGAATGAAGCACTTATATTTAATGGTATTACTAATGGAAGAGTTGCGGTAGCAGTTACTGAATATGGTGTATCTAATATAAAATCATTATGGGGAACTAATAACGGTGTGGTTGGTATTAATACTTTCTGTGCTGATGTAATTCAAACTACTAAGTTTAGTGTAGGAGTTGCAACTATATCACCTGCTTCTGGTGCTGGTACTATTAGCACTATTAGAAGTACTAATCCTCTTTTTCCTGGAACAGGAGAATTGGTCAGAATTAATGATTTAGTTCAATATAGTGATATTTCTTCTGCTGATAGAGATCCTATCATGGCAAGAGTTACTGGTGTTGGTGCGACAACTATTACTGTCACTGAAGTTACTACTGTACCAGGAGTAGTAAATGGATCATTGCCTACAAGTGCTCTTGAAGTATCGGATTTAAAGATCGTATCTACTGATTTTGAATCTTCTGATGAAGTTAGTCTTTTTACTGAACTTCCTAAACATGATGTTTCAAATGTAGATTTGACTGATGCTTCCATTTCTATAAGAAAAGTGTATGATGGGGAAACTATTGCTCTTAATAGAGTAGCAAATACTTTAACTGCTGGAGAGAATGAAACTTTCCTTCCTTTTGATCCTGAAAGATATGCAGTTTTTAGATCTGATGGAACTACTGAGGAATTAACATCTGATAGATTGGTGTTCAGTAATGGAATGACAGAATTAGATATTCTTAATTTAAGCACAGCAACTGATAGTGGAAATGTATCTATTGTAACCACATTAAAGAAAATAAAACCAGTTGCTAAGAAAAAAATTAAAAAAAGAGTTAATTCAATTATTGTAGATAAGTCTAAATTAGAAGGATCTGGTATTGGAAGCACCTCTCTTAATAATGGTTTGACATATGGAAGTTATCCATATGGAACAAGAGTGGAAGATGAAACTATTTCATTAAATGTTCCTGACATTATTCAAATGCATGGAATTTTTGAAACAACTACTGTGGACGGAACACCATCTGCTCCATCAATGGATCTTACCTCAATTAATAGTTCCTCTACAACAACCACTGAACTTATTGTAGGGGAATATTTAACAGGACAAACATCTAATGCTATTGCTTGTGTAGCAGAAAAATCTGATTCTGATACTATTGCTTACATTTATAAAAACGATAATGTCTTTGTTGAGGGTGAGACAGTCATATTCGCAGAGTCTAATGTTCAGGCAGTTATTTCTGAATTATTTGAATCTGATTTAAATATCTCTAACGAATATTTCTTTACCAATGGTCAGAAAGATACTTTCTATGATTATGGTACAGTAACTAGAAAACCTGATTTTGATGCTCCAACTAAAGCAATAAAGATATATTTTGAGAGTGCTTATTACGATTCTACTGATACGGGAGATATTACTACAGTAGATTCTTATAAGACTTTTGATTATACAGACGAGATACAGGAAGTTAATGGTCTTGCCAATACTGATATGATTGACATCCGACCAAGGGTGGCAGATTATACTGTTAGTGAAAGTGCTAGTTCACCTTTAACTTTTGCAGGAAGAACTTTTAATCAGGCAGGACAAACAGCAACAAATATACTTGCATCAGACGAATCTATAGTTATAGATTTTTCTTACTATTTGGGAAGAATAGATAGAGTTTTCTTAACAAAAGATGGTAAGTTCCAAGTTGTTTATGGAAGTCCTGCAGAAGATCCTCAAACACCAGGAGCAATTGAGGAAGGAATAGAAGTTGCTCAAATAACTTTCCCTCCCTATTTGTATAATGTTAATGATGCTACTATAAATTTCTTAGAATATAAGAGATTTAGAATGTCTGATATCAATAATCTCGAATCACGGATTAGAAATTTAGAATTCTATACTAGTCTTTCTTTATTAGAAACTAATACTGCTAATTTCTTTGTTCCTGATTCTGATGGATTGAATAGATTTAAATCTGGTTTCTTTGTAGATAATTTTGAGACTTTTTCTACTCAAGATAGTAGATTTAAAATTAAAAATAGTATTAATCCCAAAAAGAATGAATTAAGACCAAGACATTATACTAATTCTGTCGATCTTCAATTTGGTCCTGTTGTCAATACCGATGATACAGCAGATTTGCAATTCAATACTATTACAGGTACTAATATAAGGAGACATAAAGATCTTATTACTCTTGATTATTCGGAAGTATCATATATTCTACAACCTTTTGGTTCTAGAACATGCTCTGTAACTCCTTTTATTGTTGCTTATTGGAAAGGAATTCTTGAGTTAAATCCAGAGTCAGACACTTGGGTTAGCACAGTAAGATTACAACCTCGTATTGTTAATAGAGAAGGTGATTTTGCTGAAACAGTAGCACGTTTAGCTGCTGAAGAAGGATTTGATGCTCAATCTGGATTGGGACCACAGGTATGGAATTCTTGGCAAGATGTCTGGACAGGACAAAGAAGAAATACTAATAGACAACTTGCAACTAGACCACACGTACATCGTACTAGAACTAGTGGAAACTGGAGAATACGTGAAACAATATCACAAGCTCAAGTAGAAGTTGAAGAAACTGTTAGAAGTAATAGAACTGGTACTCAACAACGTATTATTGAAGATTTTAGTCAAAGAGAATCTCAAGGTGATAGAGTTGTAAGTAGAGATCTTATACCATTCATGAGAGCTCGTAATATTGAGTTAGTAGGAAAACAGAATAAACCTACTACAAGGTTGTATGCTTTCTTTGATGGGGTAGATGTAACTAAGTATGTAACTCCAAAATTACTTCAGATAAGTATGACATCTGGTACTTTCCAAGTAGGAGAAACAGTCGTTGCACATGTGCCAAATTCTGGAAATGTTCTTTGGAACTCAGGTCCAGGAACAAGACCAAGCTTAAGATTTAGAGTAGCACAGTCTAATCATAAAGAGGGACCATATAATGCACCAACTAAAACTTTTGGAGCAAATCCATATAATGAATCCCAAACAGTTCCTGTAAGTTACTCAGCTACCTCTACGACTATTAATATAGATACTGGTGCAATTGCGAATCAGATGATTGGTATTTTCAATTTTTCTGGTTGGGTTGAACCTAATATGGTGCTTAGAGGTCAATCAAGTGGTGCTCAAGCTACCATTACAGAAGTAAAACTTATTAGTGATATTAGTGGTTTCTTTGGAGGAACTTTCTTTATTCCACCACAGAGAACTAATTTCCCATCATTTACTGCTGGTACAAAACAATTTAAATTAACTAGTGATGCTGATAATACTCCAACTCTAGAAGCTACTTCTACTTCAGTGGATAATTTCACATCTCAAGGATTCCTTGACACTATTCAGGAAACTATTATTGCAACCAGAAATGCAAGAGTTATAACTCAGGAAATTAATGACACTAGAGAGACAAGTAGAACTGTTGGTACTGAGTGGATAACTACTGCTGTTAATAGCACTCAAAGGTGGCGATGGAGAAATAATGGTGACCCATTAGCACAGTCATTTAGTGTTGATGAAACTGAAGGAGTTTTTGTAACTAAATTAGATGTTTTCTTTGCTACAAAAGATGATACAAATCTTCCTGTTATATTAACAATCAGAACAATGTCTAATGGTACTCCGACAGAGACAGTTGTTCCTTTAAGTGAATCTGTATTAGATCCAGAAGATGTTACGGTATCTAATGATGGATCTGTAGCAACTACTTTTGAGTTTAAAGCTCCTGTTTATTTGGAAGGTGGTATGGAGTATGCTCTTGTAATGCTTTCCAATTCTGCTAAGTATAGTGTTTATATTTCACGAGTTGGTGATAATGATTTAATTGATAATACTTATATTGCAAACCAACCATTATTAGGAAGTCTTTTTAAATCTCAAAATGCTTCTACATGGGATCCAAGTCAGTGGGAAGATCTTAAGTTTAATCTTTATAGAGCAGATTTTGTCGAATCTGGTACATTAGAACTTTATAGCCCAGAATTAAGTGAAACTAATAACCAAATACCTATTTTACAATCTAACCCATTATCAATAACATCAAGAGGTTTAAGAGTTGGTTTAGGCACTACGGTAGGTGATTCTGGATATGTAATTGGTAATGAATTTTATCAATTAGGAACTAATGCAACTGGTACTTTAGCAGGGGTTGCAGGAACAGCTACTGGTGCTTTAAATATAATTAATGCTGGTATTGGTTATACTCCTATATCTGGTGGATATACATTTGCTGGTGTGGTATTAGACACTATAACTGGTAATGGTCGTGGAGCTACAGCTGATATTTCAGTCTCTAATGGAGTTGCTGTAGGAGCAACTATTAGTGGAGTTGGAACAGGATATCAAGTTGGTGATGTGTTGGGTATTACAACCGTTGGATTAAATTCTCTTGGAAGAAATGCTAGATTCTCTGTAGTTTCTATTGGTCAAACCACTGAACTTATATTGGAAAATGTTCAAGGTAATTTTGTAGTAGGATCAGCAAATACTATGTACTATTATACTAGTGCAGGTATTTCTTCTGAATTAAATTCGAGTCAAGGTGGCGATGTCCAAGTTGGATCTGTTAATGTTATAAATGATGGTTTGCATATTAAAGTAAATCATCAAAATCATGGAATGTATTTCAGTAAAAATAATGTAAAGATTTCTGGTGTTGAGGGTGATAATAAACCTACTAAATTAACTGCAGCATATAATTCAGGAGATACTGGAGCTATATCTGTTCAGGATTCTACTCTTTTCTCTACTTTTGAAAATGTAGGAGTCGGAACTACTAATTATGGTTATCTGAAGATAGGAGAAGAAATCATCTCTTATAGTTCTGTTACTGGTAATTTAATTGGAGTAACAACTAGAGGAATTGATGGTAGTTCTAAGTTGTCTATAAATTATTCAGTAGGAACTCCTGTTTCTAAGTATGAATTGGGAGGAGTGAATTTATTACGTATTAATAAAACTCATGGATTATCCACTACAACTGCTGCATATCCTAATGCTACTAGTTTGGATGTTTCCGATGCTATCCAGTATGATTCTTATAACATTAAGTTAGATATGTCTCAAGGTGGTACTACTAGAAATACTGATGTAGGAAATCCTGCTTTGTATTTAAATTCCACTAAATCTACTGGTGGAAGTATGATTAAAGCAACTCAAAATATGCCATATGAAGTTATTACGCCTATGATTCAGAATGTGACTTTACCTACTACTTCATTAACAGGTCAAGTAGTTACTGTTACATCTAAGAGTATTGATGGTAATGAAATACCTTATATTCAGACTGAAGTACAAGATCTTACCTTGAATACTACCAATTATTTGGATAGTCCTCGATTGATTGCTTCTAAAGTTAATGAGGATACATTCCTAACAAATATTGAGGGTAATAAATCATTAAATATGACATTGTTCTTGAATAGTACAAAATCAAATGTGAGTCCTGTAATTGACGGTCAAAGAAAGAACATTATATTAACTTCTAATAGAGTTAATAAGGCAATTAAAAATTATGCTACTGATAGCAGAGTTAATGATGCAACTAATGATCCAACTGCTTGTCAATATATTTCTAAAGAAATGATATTAGAAAATAATTCTACTTCATTAAAAGTGTTATTGTCTGCCCATCTTGATGTTGATGCTGATATACGGGTTCTATATGCCATCAATAATAAAGAAGGTATGGATCCAATCTTTACTCCTTTCCCAGGATATAAGAATTTAAATTATAAAGGTGAGGTTATATCACAAGCAGATAATGATGGTCTTTCTGATAAATTGATTACTAAATCCAACTCTTCTGGATTTGATAATGAATCTTTAGAATTTAAAGAATATACATTTAGTGTTGATGATTTACCATCATTTAAATCATATAGAATTAAGATTCTTTTGACTTCAACCAATCAAGTTTATGTTCCTAGAATCAAAGACTTGAGAGTGATGGCACTAGCATAATGGATTATCATGGAGTTACTGGTCATAGCGATCTATTAAGAGATGCTGATACCAAAGCAATAGTTAATGCAAATCATTCAGATTATTTAAAATACGTAGCACGAAGAGATGCTAGAAAAAAAGAATCTGAAAAAACTGTTAATATTGAAGAAGATCTTGCTAATTTAAAAAGTGAAATGAATGAGATCAAATCTTTACTCAAGGAGTTAGTTTCAAATGTCCACTAAGAATTTTACATTCGATCCCGAATCAGGAGTTCCAAATGCTGCAGATTTGGTGGTTTATGGTGGTGCTAACTTTAAGAATACATTTAATGTAACCAATACATCAAATGAAAAATATGATTTAACTGGATGGAGTGGATCGGCACAATTACAAAAGAGTGCTGGTATAGGAGCGACTACAATTCCTGCTGATACTTTCACAGTAGGATTCACTAGTGCGTATGATGGTCAATTTTATATTTCATTAGGATCAACACAAACAAGAGATCTTCCTGCTGGAAGATATGAATATAATGTTTTAATGACTCCATCTAAAGACAGTGTTGCTGTTTTGGATACTTCTATTGCTGTGGGTGCTACTGCAGGAATTGGAACCACTGAGTTTACAATTAATAAAATTGCAGGAGTAGCAATTGGTGATTCTGTATCTGTTGGTGCAGCAATTACTACAATATCTGTGGTGGGAATTGCAACTACTATAGCAAATAGAATTCAAATTGGAGCAGCACATACCTCACCTTTAGAAATATTACCAGGAACAGGGGTTACATTTACTAGAGTAGGAAGTGCCACTACAATTTATAGTATGGTAAACGGAAATATACTTGTATATGCTGGCATTGCATCAGCACCATAAATACCTAAAAGGATAATTGTATAAATGGCTAAACCAGCATCTAGATCACAATTTATCGATTACTGTAAGAGGCAGTTAGGTGCTCCTGTATTGGAGATTAACGTTGCTGATGAGCAGATAGAAGATATTGTAGATGATGCTATCCAATACTTCCAAGAGAGGCACTTTGACGGTGTTGCTCAAACATATATGAAGTATAAAGTAACACAAGACGATATCGATAGAGGAAAAGGACCAGGTTCAACAGGAGTAGTAGGATTAACAACGACTAGTGCTACTTCTGATATCGCAGGTTCTTCCGTACAATTTGATTATACAGAAAATAGTAATTATCTAGCAATACCTCCTTCGATTATTGGAGTAACAAAAATATTTCATTTTGATGGATCGAATACTATTACTAATAACATGTTCAGTGTTAAGTATCAGTTATTCCTGAATGACATTTATTATTGGGGAGCAACTGAACTTTTAACATATGCGATGACAAAAACATATCTTGAAGATATTAATTTCCTTTTGACAACAGAAAAACAAATAAGATTTAATCAAAGACAAGATAGATTATATATTGATATTGATTGGAGTTCTATATCAGAAGGTGATTATTTAATTCTAGATTGTTTTAGGGCAATGGATCCTAATGATTATAATAGAGTATGGAATGATTCATTTTTAAAACCATATGCTGTTGCCTTAATAAAACGGCAATGGGGTCAAAATTTAATTAAGTTTGCAGGAGTAAAACTTCCTGGCGGAACTGAGTTAAATGGAAGACAGATGTATGATGACGCTGAGAAAGAATTGACTAGAATTAGAGAAATTATGTCCAACACATATGAACTACCTCCACTAGATATGATAGGTTAAGATCATGGCACTTAATCCATTTTTTCAGCAAGGTGCTAGATCTGAACAGAATTTAGTTCAAGATTTAATCAACGAACAGTTGAGGATGTATGGTGTTGAAGTGCATTATATGCCTAGAAAATATATAAAGGAAAATACAGTAATTAAAGAAGTAGTAGCATCTAAATTTGACGATGCTTATCCATTGGAAGCATATGTAGATAGTTTTGATGGGTATGGTGATAATCCAGTTTTATTATCTAAGTTTGGTATTGAACAAACTAATGAATTGACTCTTACTATTTCTAAGGAAAGATGGGAGACATATATTGAACCTTTAATGGAGAATGAGGATAATATTCAATTAGCAACTCGTCCTAAGGAAGGTGATTTAGTATATTTTCCTTTAGGTGATAGATTATTTGAAATCAAGTTTGTAGAACATGAAAAACCTTTTTATCAGTTGATGAAAACTTATGTTTATACTCTCAAGTGTGAACTATTCCGCTATGAAGATGAGGTTATTGATACTGGAGTTGAAGAGATTGATGATACTTTAATAGGAGAAGATTATACTGGTACTACTGGTGAAGATGGTGGTATTTCTACTCTTATCGGACCTACTCAAACACTTACCCTTGTTGGTACAGGTATAACTGCTACTGCTATAACAGGTATCGTGACAGAGGGTGGTATTAGGTATATTGATATTAGTAATCGTGGTGGTGGATATTTGGGACAACCAACCGTTGCCATATCATCTGCTCCTTCTGGGGGTGTGACAGGTATTGCTACTGTAAGGTTAATAGGAGGAATTGTGGCATGTACTGATAATGTTAATCCTGCTACTAGATCTGTCCAACATGCAGATTTAGAAAATGTTGGTTCTGGATATACAGTTGCTCCTAAGATTGCCTTTATTGGTGGTGGGGGAAGTGGTGCTGCTGCTACCTCTGTGATTGGTGATAATGTTATTGGTATAGTAACTCTTACAAGTTCGGACGGATATGTTGGTGGTGTTGGATATACTACTAACCCAACAGTTACCTTTAGTAATGAAATATTTAAGACAGGTGTTACTACTGTTTCTGCTGCTGCAACTGCTGTTGTAAGTTCTGCAGGTACTATTACTGCTATTAATATAACCAATGCTGGTCTTGGATATAGCACTGCTCCTACACTAACTATTGCTGACCCTGCTCTTGATAATACTGGTAATTATAAGTTTAATGAGATTGTCACTGGACAGACAAGTGGAACTACTGCAAGAGTCAGAACATGGAATGCTACAACTAATGTAATAGAATTAGCATCAGTAGATGGAACATGGATAAGGGGTGAAAAATTATTAGGTGAGACCTCAGGGGCTACTCATTCAGTTAGAGAGATTGATCTTGATCCTACGGATGATGGATTTGCAGACAATTTAGAAATAGAAACTCAAGCAGATTCTATCTTAGACTTTACTGAACAGAACCCATTTGGCACTCCATAATATTTGTGTTATAATTATATTATGACAAAAAAACAAACACTTAAATTTACTATTAGACAGGATGGTCACGTAACTGAAGAAGTTATTGGAGCTGCTTCTGCAGAGTGTTTAGAACTTACTGAACAAATAGATAATAAATTGGGAGTTTTAGAAACTCGTCAATTTAAACCTGAATTTTATCAACCTGCTATAGTTAACGAACATGTCTCACTTCAGCACAATAAAAACCAAAATAAAGAACAAACCTGAACTGATAGAAGCACTTCAACTTCTTCAATATGAAGTTCAGGAGAATCAAGAGTTAATCAATCCTATTGATCATCAGCATGAAAAAGTAAAAGTAGATATTTCTATAGGAGAGGATATTGGGTTTCGTTTAAATAATAACGGTGAGTATGAATTAGTAGCAGATATACAAACTTGGAAGGATCCAGTTCCTCCAAAAAGGTTTGTTGAGAAGATTACCCAACAGTATGCTCGTATGACAGTTCATAATCAAATTAAAGAAATGGGATTTAAAGTAGAAGAGGAATGGGAGATGGATGATAATTCTATTGAATTAGTGGTTACTCGTTGGGTATAAATATATTATACTAGGACTATAACGATGTTTGAGTATTTTTATAACGAAATTCTGAGAAGAACTATCATATCATTTGGTACTCTTTTTAATGGAATTACAGTAAAGCAAGAGGGATCTCAGATAAGAGTTCCTTTAGCATACGGTCCTACCCAAAAGTTTTTAGCACGTTTAAATCAAACACCAGATTTAAATAAAGCAACGGCAATTACTTTGCCTAGAATGTCTTTTGAGTTTACTGGACTTACTTATGATCCTTCTAGAAAAGTAACTACAACACAACAGTTTACAGTAAAAGATCCTAATGATGGAACTGAGACTAAGAAGTCATATATGCCAGTTCCTTATAATATGCAATTTGAACTTGCTATTATGTGTAAGTTAAATGATGATGCGTTACAAATCACAGAACAGATACTTCCATATTTCCAACCAGCATATAATGTTACTGTTACGTTAGTAGATAATATTAAAGAAAAAAGAGATATTCCAATTGTATTGGAAAATATTACAATGCAGGATGATTATGAAGGAGACTTTGAGAGTAGAAGAGTTCTTCTTTATACTTTAAGATTTACTGCAAAGACCTACATGTTTGGTCCATCTGCTACTGCTACTGGTGACCTTATTAGGAGTGCTAGAGTTAGTTACCTTTCTGGTACAGATACTACCAATACGCAAAGAGATCTTACATACAGAGTTACTCCAAGAGCAACCAAGAGTTATGCTGGTCCTATAACTACAACTTTAGATGAAGATGTTGATCTAACAGAAGTGGAAATTAAAGTTGTTTCTACTTCTAATATCTTCTTAGATACTTCATCAACTCCTAAACCAACTTATTGTTATATTGATGAAGAAGAGATGAAGATAACAACAGTAAATGCTAATTCTATTATTGTTGAAAGAGCACAAGATAATACTCTTGCTGCTTCTCATGTTAAGGGATCTGCCTTAAGAGTTATCAATCCAATAACATCTTCAACAGACACTACTGTTACTTATGATGATAATGTACTTATTGAAGATGGCGATAACTTTGGATTTGATGGTGAGATCTCATGACCGATAAATTAGATAAAACTTTTAATATTACTCCTGAAGTAGTACCAGAAGAAAAACCAAAAGTTATTAAAAAGGAAAAACCCGATAGACTTACTAAAGATGATATTACAAGAGATTATGAATATACAAGAGGTAATCTCTATAGTATAATAGAAAAGGGTCAGGAAGCAATTGATGGTATTCTTGAGATTGCTCAAGAAAGTGAAATGCCCAGAGCATACGAAGTTGCTGGTCAACTTATAAAAAGTGTTTCTGATGCTACTGATAAATTGATTGATCTTCAGAAAAAACTGAAAGATGTTAATGAAGAGCAAGTAGTTAAGGGACCATCCACAGTTAACAATTCACTTTTTGTTGGATCTACTGCAGATCTTGCAAAATTGATTAAGAGCGAGACTCTTAAAAAAACTGAATAAATATAGTTATAGATGGAGATAAAATAGAGTGCCACTCAAAAAGCCGTCAGAATTTTATAATAAAAATCCTAATTCTTCTTTAGATGAAATTAGGGAAAATGTTACTCCCCAAAAAGTGGAGAAAATTTCTGAAGCTTTTGATTCTTTTAAGACCAATTTTGACCATATTCAATCTCTTACTGAGTTTACTAATACTTTTGATACTTTTAAAAATAATATAGAAAAGGTAGATAATTTATCAGAAAGTGTATCTGATATTCAAGATAGTATTCAAGATCTAATAAAGAAAGAAGATCTTGATGATGCAATGACTGCACAACTTCTTTTTGTAGAGGAGTCTATAAGAAACGTTCAAGATAAAGTAAAAACTTTAAACTCTAAAAGTGTTTTTGCTATAAAAGAAGAGTTTTCTTCTTTATCAGAAACTGTTTATAATTTTATAGATGAAGAAGTACCTTCTTACCAAAAATTAATTGTAGATTCTGAGACAAGGGTTGATAGTAGATTTTTAAATTTTAAAAAAGATATTACATCTAAAGTAGAAGATGTTCATAAAGAAATTAATTCAAATCTTTCCCATATTACAGAAAGTATTGAATCTATTAATGAGGAAAATCTTTCATCTGTAAAAGAAGATGTTAAAGGTATTCGTGGAAAAGTTGAATCTCTTCTTGAAAAAGTATTACCAAAGTATAAAAAGTTTTTTGCAGAGACAGAGGTAAGAACAGAGGAAAAGATTGCTGTTGTAGAAGAAACTGCAAAAGAGATTGAAGAGAAATATGAATCTCAAATTAAAGAAATTACAGAAAATTTTGATCAATTTGTTCATAATGAAATTCCTAAGTATAAAAAACTTTTAGTAGATTCTAAATTAAAGACGGAAGAAGAAGTAAAGGATATATCTAAAAGTTTAGATGAACAAGTTTCTAAGATTAATAAAAATGTTGTTAATCTTCAACAACGAGTTAATAATAAAGAAATAGAGATTGATGATGTTCTTTTAGAAAAGACTAATACAATTGATAAATTGATTAATAAATCTAAAGATTTGTCAAGAATATATGATGATCTTTCTAGAGATTTTAAAGAAAAAGAAGTTCAATATGAAAATGCTCTTGATGATTTTTCTAAAAAGATTAATACTATGGAAGAAAGTCTCACAGATAATATTTGTGAACTTCAAGAAAACTTAGATACAAGCACTTCTAAGTATTATTCTGAGATGAAAAATGCGGTAGTTCCTGCCGTTGTTAATTTTGAGCAAAAATTATCCAGTCAACTTAAAGATTTAAATATCAATTTTGCAGTTAATGAAAAGCATATTGATAATTTAAAAAAAGAATTTCAAAATCTTGTAGAAGATTTAAAAGTTCCTGTAATTAAAAAAGATTGGAATATATTAGAAGAAAAAAGTGAAAAACTCAATGCTAAAATTGATAGATTAGAAAAAGTTTTAGAAGAATTTAATGAAAAAAAGGTAGGGACTTTAGAACAAGATTTAAGAGAAGGTCTTTTAAACATACCTCCTGATGTAGATAATTCTGATCCTCTTACTCCAATAGGTCAAAAGTATGTAACCTTTGATAAATTAGCAGAACATTACAGATTATTTGTCAATAGAGTTCAACAACAAATCGCTACTCTTGGAGGTGGTGGTGAAGTCTTCCTTGCTAGAATGGAGGATGTTGATGTTGGAGCTGGTATTGCAACTGATGGGTTTGTCTTAGCATGGGATAAAGATCTTCAATTATTCACTCCTTCTGCAGGAGGTTCTGCAGGTGCAGGTGGAACATGGGGTTCTAATTCAGTAGGTGTTAGTACTACAAGGTATGTTGGTATTAATACATCTTCTGCTAAAGAAGAGTTTCCATTATATGTTGGTCCAACAGGATTAGCTGGTACAACAATTGTCGCAAAGTTTGATGGAGATATTTCTGTCGCAGGAACAATCTTTAAAGAAAATGTAAAGAATGTAGATTCTATTGGTCTTGTTACTGCTAGAACAGGAGTAGATGTTGGATATAATTTTGAAGATGGAACGGGTGTTGGTATTACTATGAAAGCAAGTGGTAATGCTGTATTTGCTGGTGTAGTAACTGCTGCTCATATGTTCTATCCACCAGTTATAACAACTGTACAAAGAGATGCACTCACAGTAAACGCAGGTGCTCTTATCTTTAATACTACTAGTACCCAATTAGAAATTTATAATGGAACCACTTGGGTAGGTGTAGGTGCTGTTAATAATCTCACTATCTCTAACCTATAAATAAAAGATAGGACATATAAAATTACATGAAAACTTGTAAGAGTGGACAGTATTATTGCACTAAAGATAAAAAGTGCAAACCTATTCCTGGTGGATATCACGTAGGTCGTGGTGGATGGCTAGAAAAAGATGATGATTCTAAAAAGAAAAATGGTAATGGCAACGGCAACGGAAGTTCTCACGGAAATGGGAATGGCTCGA